TGTGCCTGTTGTCCATGTAGGTAAATTTAATCGTCCCGCAACAGCCATACCTGTAGATGTTATCGTAGCAACAGTAGTTCCTGCAGCTTGAAGTTGTAGTTCACCACTAGAATCCCCAGTAGAGACTATGCCACCAAAACCAGAATTACTTGCATTTATCGTAGAAGGCAATTTGTTTATCCTTAAATAACTATATATCTACTGCCTGCGGAGACAGTTACCGTGACACCACTTGCTGCAGTTACAGGACCCGTACTCATGGCATTACTGCCTACAGGAATTGTATACGATGCAGTGATCGTCTGATTATTAATAATTATACCATTAGTTGCGTTAATTACAGCCCCAGTTCCTGTCGTTGTAGTCGGTAGTGCTAAATAACGGCATGAGATATTGTTAGTACCTGATGGTGGTGCTGTTGCAAATGTTAAAGTTGTTCCTGATACAGTATAATTAGCCGGGTCTTGAACTACACCTGATATAGCAATAATAACTGATTCTGAGTTAGCAGGAGTGACAGACATCGTAAATACTGTTTGAGATCCTGTACCACTAAAGTCTTCTGCTGTAATTACAGCTGCCGTATTAACCGCACCAAAGGCTACGACTTCAATAATGTCGTTTAAGTTAGCAGGTGTTGCTAAAACAATCGTAGTGCCGTTAGATGCTGTATAGTCAGCTTGAGCTAATTTAACACCGTTTCTATAAACTTCTACTAAACCTACAACGTAGGTCACTGTAAATGTAGTTTGACTTGCTGTTGCTGTAAAATCTGTAACTACAAATGAAACACCAGAAGAAGTACTTGCTGCCCATGATGGTATACCAGAAGCTATTGTAAGTATTTGTCCGTTTGTACCTGCTGGTAACTTAGCTAATGTGTTTGTAGCTGATGAATAAATAATATCACCAGTTGTGTAAGAAGTTAATCCTGTACCACCTGATGTAGCACCTAATGTACCTGCTAATGTCACAGCACCTGATGTAGCTGTACTTGGTGTTAATCCGTCTAAAGATGTTTGGAATGTTGTAACCGCAGCACCTGATAAATTGCCCCATGTTGGTGCAGATCCTGTATTACCAATTAAAACTTGTCCTGTAGTACCCGCCGCTGTAACACCTAGTGCAGATGTGCCATTACCATATACAATACCGTTAGCTGTGAATGAAGTGACGTTTGTACCGCCTGCTGCTACGGGTAATGTACCTGCTGTTAAAGCTGAACTTGATGTTGAATATAATGCGTAGTTAGCTGCAGAGAAAGAAGTTAAGCCTGTACCACCATATGCAGTACCGATTGTGCCACCATTCCATGTACCGCCTGTAATGACGGAAGTGCCGAGGTTAAAAGCGTTCGTACCAAATGTAACGCCTTCTGGAAGATAACCGTGTAAATCCCAAGTACCGCCAACTGTAGGGTTAGCTGTTAAAAATACTGCGCCAGCTCCACCAGATGGAATTGTTCCAATCGTGGCAGCAGCATAATCCTGAATGGTTAAAGTGCCTGTAGCAAGGTTATTAAATACAAACGCTACCCCAGTTGTTATAGTAGTAGCATCAGGCAGTGTATATGTTTGTCCGCCAGTACCAACAAGGGTTTGTATATAACTTGATGCTGCTGTTAATGCAGTAGTGCCGCCAGCTGCTGTAGTATTTGTGTTAGCTTGATTAACTCTGTTAACCGTTATGTTTTGATCCGCATCTCTTAAAACAACTGAGTTAGCGCCAGATGATGTAGTAACACCTGTACCGCCATAAGCCACACCGATAGTTGAACCTTGCCATGTACCAGAAGAAATTGTACCTAGTGGAGATACGTTACCTAACGCATTTAGATTAACTGATTTTTCTGCTGGGTATGTACAAAATACAGACGATGAATTACCAGCTAAAGTAAGTGGAGATGTACCACCAGACGAATTAGATAAGACTGTATCACGAGATAAAGTACCTGCACCTACAGTACCAATACCTACTTCCCAAACTTGAGCTACGTTGTCGTAGATAGTATAGAAAGTAGTATTGCCATTACCTATCGATGATGAAAAGGTTTGAAACCCAGGTACTGCGCCTGCAAGCGTAAGTGTACCCGTACCACTAGTCGTGGAGGTTTCCTGGACCCGATCTTTGACTACTAGAGCCATTTAAGCTCCTTAGCTTGTTGCAGTTGTTGAGTATGTAACCGCTACTGTATCGCCAGCTGTAGTAATCTTAGCTGTTGTAAATGCACCTGCTGAATATAACACACCGCCAGTATTAGATTGTGCGCTTGAAGCACCTGAACCTGTCACTAGGAAACAACCGCCTACTGTACCACCTGCACCTGTAATAGTGTAAGTAATCGCAGTAGCTGCTGAAGTTGTTACGTTTGATGGTGTTGATCCTGTTGATGTTGCTGATGCAAATACTGCTGTACCACGCACTGCTGAGCCACCTACTGTGTAGTTAACAAACTCTGTCCAACCTGGGTGAGATGTGTTTGTATCAGAACCTGTACCAAATGTAGGTGAAGCACCTGAAATAAGACCTAAGAATGGACCTACTACAGTATAGCTAGTGCCTTTTAATAAAGTATCTAACATGAGTTCTTTGCCAACAGCGTTGACTAGATTTGGGAATGATTCTTCCCATTTTAAATTACCATCTTTATCACGGCATGTAACATGATAAAAACCTTCAATTCCTACAGTTTCATTGGCAACAGCACCAGCATTTAGCGTGATGGTAGCATTATCTCCAAATCCACCTTTTTCATTTTGATTCATAATTGACTCCTTAATTAATTCTTAATACAGCAGTGGTTGAGGTTGCTGCTGGGAATTCTATTGTAAATGTTGTAGTGGCTACTTTTTCCCCACCAAAGTTTAATACTGCGACTGATGCATTTGTAGTGCTATTATATATTAAAGCGCCAGCTGCCGTAAAGTTTGCAGGACTCCAAGTAACATTAGCAAACGTCACATAAGCCGTGTTATTACTAGTATCACTACCCACTGTAGGAGTTAATGTTAAACCGCCCGCTGTGTAGCCTCCACCTGTAATTTCGTTATCCGTTGTATATGCAGTTGTTTCACTGTTAATAGTAGCTAGTGCATTATACAAAGCTATTTTATATGTATATGGTGACCCTGTAAAAAAATTCTCTAAACCTTTTAGTAAGTTTAGTTTAAACGTTGTGGTCTGTGCTTGTCCTAAAATCATTTAACTGGATACCTTACTTGCCCTGATCTGTATGCGTCTTGGCGGTCTTTGCCGTCTGCAAGTTGTTTCAATAGAAGCATTGCTTCATCGTATCTATTTCTATAATTATCAAGTACGTCTTTTTCACCCTTCATATAAGTGTAAGCTTCTAATAATGAACCATATAAAAGTACAGAATCAAAGTTATCACCCAACCAAGTTTGGCCTCCTGCTACCGTAGTAATTGACTCAGGATAATAGAAGTAATGTAGCTCAACATTATAGTTAGCATCCGGTGTAGGACCTAGTATAAACGCTGAATTATCGAACACTGCGTAGTACTGAGGCACACCATAAAAGTCTGTATCTGTGTCAGGAAACGATTGTCTAATAAAGTTCACGTCCTTATTTAAAAGATACAAGTATTCATTCTCGGCATTAATGACAGCTAAACTAAACGTAGCCAACCATCCAGCAGGTATAGCTAAATACTTATTACCAGATGTGCATGTGCCTGTTACATTTTTACGTAACGCTGGTAGTTGAACTGTGTTATAGATCCTCTGTTCAGCTTGAGTAATAAACGTATTTATTACCGTCGTTGTAAACTGATTCTCTGTATAGTCCTGTATCTGAGCTACTAACTGGGTGTAATTCATTTATTACGCCATCGGGCCTCTAGCTTTAGTGCCTTTTGTAGCTGCACCGCAACCACGAATTTGTGTTTCACCATGTCTATTAATTACGTTAGAATTTGGATCACCTGCACTAACACGTTGTCTACCTGTGCTATGGTTTAATTGTTGTGCTTTTAATTTATTTGGATCTTGTGAAAGACCAATATCTGCGTTAGGCACAACTGTAGGTTGTTTATATTCTGCCATGATTATTATCCTTTTTTCTGTGCTGCAACTTTAGCCATACCACGACCCATAGTTTTCATGTCAATGTTCTTTTTGCCGCCTTTAGAACCTGCATGTTTAGGGCCTTTTGCAATACCTACTTTAGCGCCGTCATTACCTAAATTTTTACCTTTGGTTTTACCTTGTTTAGTAATACCGTCAGCTCCTGATTTATATGCCATGTTACTTCTCCTTAAGTTGTTGTTACTGTTACTGTGCCTACGTTACCTATACCTACTAGATCATTAGGCGTTAATCCAGCATCGTTTAATCTTGACCCGCCTACAGGTTTCCAGCCCCATTGTATAATTCTACTACCTAATGTTGGTACACCT